GATTAATCTTAAGCTAACTACAGAGATTGCCAGATTAGAAGAGCAATTTGAAACTCAACTAGCCGAACAAGTATCTCAACAAGTATCTGAGATGGAGAGCAAGCTTGATTCTTATCTAGATTACGTTGTTGAAAACTGGATGGAAGAAAATCAAGTAGCTATTGGGAGTACTCTGCGTTCAGAAATTGTTGAAGAATTTATCGATGGTCTAAAGAATCTGTTCGTTGAACATTACATTGATATTCCAAGTGATAAGACAGATGTTGTTGAATCAATGGCTGAAAAGATTCAACAGTTAGAAACTGCTCTTGATGAGACAATCAATGAAAATGTTGAGCTCAAGAGAGATTCTATTGAGAATCATAGAAAAGAGATTGTTTCCGAAATGGTAGAAGGTATGACACTTTCCCAGACTGATAAATTCGTAGCGCTGGCCGAAGGCATCAGTTTTGATGGTGATCTTGATACTTACCGCGGTAAGTTGGTAACTGTTAAGAATACTTATTTCAATTCAACCAAGCCAGTAACAACTTCTAATATTGAAGAAGAAGTGTTTGAGGGTGGAGAAACTGTTGAAACAAAATACGTTGATCCAGTTGTAAATAAGTATGTTCAGGCTATTTCTAGAACAATTAAACATTAAAAAATTAAATTATATAAATAGAAAATAATTAATTAGGTTCACAAAAGAAAGGAATTAAAATGTACCTAGCCGAAGAGATTCAAAGAAAGTGGGCTCCAGTCCTAGATCACTCAGATCTTCCTGGTATCCGCGACGCCCATCGTAGATCAGTAACAGCTGTTGTTCTTGAGAACACTGAACGCGCGCTGCGTGAGTCTTCAGCACATGGCATGTTCCAGACACTAACTGAGACTTCATCAGATCTAGCAGCTAACCGCATGGCAGCTTCTTCATCTGATGCATCAACAGGCGCTATCGATACTTTCGATCCAGTACTAATCTCACTAGTTCGTCGTGCAATGCCAAACCTCATTTCTTATGATGTTTGCGGCACACAACCAATGACTGGTCCAACTGGCTTAATCTTTGCAATGCGTTCTCGCTACAGCAGCCAAACTGGTGATGAGACTTTCTACAACGAAGTTAATACATCATTCGCTTCAGTTGTAGCTGGCAACTCAACGTTTGGTCAGCAACACAGCGGCACCATTCCTGGTCAAACAAATACCACACCTCTAGTTAATACCGCTAACTATAACACTGGTTTTGGTATGTCAACTGCCCAGGCTGAAGCTCTAGGCACAGACTCTAATACAGCATTCGCTCAGATGGCTTTCTCAATCGAGAAAGTTACAGTTACTGCTAAGTCTCGTGCACTAAAAGCTGAATACACCATGGAGCTAGCACAGGATCTAAAAGCCATTCATGGTCTAGATGCTGAGACTGAACTAGCTAACATTCTATCAGCCGAAATCATTGCTGAGATCAACCGCGAAGTTATTCGTACAATTAACATCACCGCGACTGCAGGTGCTGCCGATAATACAACAACTGCCGGTGTATTTGACCTAGATACAGATTCAAATGGTCGTTGGTCAGTTGAGAAGTTCAAGGGTCTAATGTTCCAGCTCGAGCGTGAAGCTAACAGAATCGCAAGAGAGACCAGAAGAGGTAAGGGCAACATTGTTCTTTGCTCCTCTGATGTTGCTTCAGCTCTACAAATGGCTGGTGTTCTTGACTACGCTCCAGCTCTAAACAGTAACAACCTACAAGTTGATGATACCGGCAATACTTTCGCTGGTGTTCTCAACGGCCGCCTAAAAGTTTATATCGATCCATATGCTATTGGTGGCAACTACCTAACGGTTGGTTATAAAGGTTCAAGCGCCTTTGATGCTGGTCTATTCTATTGCCCATATGTTCCTCTACAGATGGTGCGTGCAGTCGATCAAAGTTCTTTCCAACCAAAGATTGGTTTCAAGACTCGTTATGGTCTAGTTGCTAACCCATTCGTTTCATTGGATGGTTCAGGTGGCTTAACTGCTAACGAAAACTACTACTACCGTCGTGTTAAGGTTACTAACCTAATGTAATCCATTAGGTTGGTTTCTAAGAAACTGACGATAAGAAGCAGTAATTCAGAGGGATCTTCGGATCCCTCTTT